TGGCGTCCCAATGGGAATTCCAAATCGGCACTTGCGACCCTATGAAAGTATGCGACGACCTTGTTGTCGCGCGCTACCTCCTGTGCCTAATCACCGAAAAATACGGTTGCTGGGCCTCTTTCCACCCTAAACCATACAAGGGCAACTGGAACGGGTCCGGATGCCATACCAACTTTTCCACCGCCGAAATGCGCGCACCTAATGGGTTCCGACATATTCTCGCCGCTTGTAAAAAACTCAAGACCACTCATGCAGAACACCTTCTTGTCTACGGCGAAGACAATGACCAGCGTTTAACCGGCGCGCATGAAACGAGCGCGATGGATGAGTTCACGTTTGGCGTGGGCAATAGAGGCTGCTCTGTTCGCATTCCGTTGAATGTAGTTCACGCCAATTGCGGATACTTGGAGGACCGCCGGCCCGCGAGCAACTGCGACCCCTATTTGGTTGTAAACGCAATAATGATGTCGGTGTGCGGGTCCGTTGAAACTGTGTAATATATTTATTTGCATTGGATTGCAAATAAAATTGAAAGTTATTTATTATTATTTATTCATAATATACACATACACATATACATGTAAATATTATGAACAATCAACTACTTATTCAATTAGAGAATTTAATAGAAGGGACTGTTATCAAACGCCCGTCTAAATTCATAAAATCGCCTTATGTTGCAGATGTCATACCTTTGGATAAAGACAACGCAATATTAGCTCACGCCGCGTCCCTTGGTTGCTGCGGATTAGCGGATGCCACCGCAAAAGTTCTCATGTCCGCCTGTAATAATAAAAATAAAAATCCCGACAAGCTGAAGTGCGAATATAAAATTTATCTCTCCATTGTAAGGGAAAGAAACATTCAAATCATTGTTGGCATTCATCCCAAACTAGCAGAAGACATCGCGGAACGTGCACTGAAACAAAATTGTTTACATACATTACAAAATGTTGCATCCTATCGGAAAGAAACCACCGTGTTTATAGAAGGCAAAGTTAACTCCCGGTTTGATTTTTCTGGCATTGACGCCAATGGCATCCCGTTTATTATGGAAGTTAAAAATGTTCCGCTCGCCGATTATGAAGACATCACCGCAAAAGACCGAAAAGGTAAATGTTATGACGACCGACCTATAGACACTAAAGTCGCCTATTTCCCCGACGGCTATCGGAAAAAAACGGCCGACCCAGTCAGCCCCAGAGCTCTAAAACATATTCGCGAGCTCACTCTTATCAAAAAAGAAACGATCACGCGTTGCATAATGTGTTATGTTATACAACGCCCTGATGTCAACCGGTTTCAACCATCTATCATTGACCCTGAATACAGAAACGCCGTTCAAGTCGCGATTGAAGCAGGAGTAGAAATCATCACAATGGTTGCTCAATGGACCAAACGCGGACAATGCTATTTTGTTAGAGACGATTTACCTATTGAGCCGTTCATCTGATTTATAACCAATGGGTCTTATGATTTCACTAGATAAAAAAAATTGATTTAGAATTACGCGCTTATTTGACATTATAATTAATAACCAATAACAAAATGCACACCACAAACCAAACGAATGAAACGTCCACACCTGTAAAAAATAGACCGAATTATTTTGTGTTCGCCGGCATTGAAAAAAGGGGAGGCTGGATGGATTTGTATGATACCGCAGACACTCTACTCGCTGCCGAAGACTTGTGCAGGCGCGCCATCCAGGAAGACGTCACGTGGACCCAAATCGTATGCGTAAATACGTTGACCATTGTTCAATACCAAACCATTGTAGACTATACCAAACCATTTGTAAGCACATGCCACGAGGACGAATATTATAATTGAAGGGTCTCAAAGGAGGGAAATAAATGTAAAGGAAGAAACTGACAAGGGAAGAAAAGTAAAAGTAAAAAATTGAAAGCATTTTTTATCATTATGTTCTCTTAAAAACCTACATAAAACTATATGAACGCTAACATGAACACTAATACCGCACCCGATACATTGTCCACCGCCATTAATAACGGCAATAATCGCCATTTTGATGACGAAGAGTTTGAAGATTATGTTGCGGCTCCTCCCTCCTATATTTGCACCGACAATTTTGAATGCGTGAAGGACGACCAAGAGAAAATGTATTACAGAAGCGCGTACAACTCTATCACGCAGCTTGAATTATGGACCTGGCTCCAACAAAATAATGGTCCGTTTCTATTGAATAGGTCACATGAAATGGACCTCTTAAAGAGACGCATGTGGCAAGACGAAATCAACAGTTATCATTCTGGGGCTTCCTTCGCACTAGTTTTGCGGCAAATGGAATTTATTGCAAATTACGGCTACGAAAAATTTAGACAGGAGCACCTGAACCGCCGTTAAATGATTTGGTTATATTCACTGCATTCTTTGTTTATTGCGCAAAAAATTGATTTATTTTTTTTCGCAATAATTACTTATTATATAATACACAATACATAATATATAATACATAATATATAATATATAATATGTTCGCTGACGAGATTGGAGACATTGAAAACTTTAGACCATTGACTTACGACGTATTAATGGACCACAATTTAAGCATCAGCGTTGAAAATCACATTCCGTTTGCATTCAATAATGTAATCGCAGACGCTTATACCGACGAACAGCTCACCAATGAGCTAAAAAGTATTCTAATTATTCGCAATGATGAAACACGCCGCGAAGATTACGAACTCGACAAATATATTAAGCGGGTCTTTTACACATTTATCGCGTGTCTCGTCGCACTCCCTCTTCCCATTTGCGACCTCCATTATGCATACACCGACACCTCCTGCATTCCCGAAACCATTCACACTAGATACATGATTTTAAATATGAAATTGTATTTACTCTTATGTGGCTACACCGTGATTATCGCGCTCATCGTAAATATATTGTCCGTAATATTCAACTTACATTCTATTCATAACACATTGTTACGCTGCAACGACATTACAAGACCAGCCGGCGTGCTACTACACGTTTACGGTGCGACCATATTTTGGGGTTACCTTGACACCCGACATTCCTGTAACAACCAAGTCTACGCATATTTGCTCATCTCTATTACCATGAAAGTGGTGGGCAATATTATTTCAAACGGGCATTATTTGCGCGTTAAATTTAAGTAACGGTTATCCATACGCATATCTCATCTCACTATATGTCATGTTCCTTCCCGTTTGGCGCTTGAACTCATTAAACCCTTCGCTCATAATGTTTTGGACCTCCTCCCCCATTCCCTTTATTGTCGGCTCATTCAATGACGCCTTGGTCGGCGCAACTGCTGCTAACTCCAAGTCGTCCAGAAGCGCACGCACATTTTTTTCTGGGGGTAAGACGTTAGTCGCTGGACTTAAGACGTTAGTCGCTGGGCTAGAAGACGCATTCGTCGCTGGACTAGAAGACGCATTTGCCAGAGATGCGTTGACTGAATTGATAACATTGTCCGCGCATTCTAATGCTTTTTTCACATTGTCTTCAAAGACATTTGCATTTGTATTCATATTTGTTTGAATGGTTATATTATATTTATCAACATCTTGGCTTTAAGCCCTTTTACAATTGATTTAAGGTCCGGCTTTAAGCCCTTTTACAATTGATTTAAGTCCCGGCTTTAAGCCCTTTTACAATTGATTTAAGGCCCGGCTTTAAGCCCTTTTACAATTGATTTAAGGCCCGGCTTTAAGCCCTTTTACAATATATATTAATTATTTATCGATAAACACCTCCCGCGCAATATTGCTAATGATTTTATTCATATTCGCCGTCTCATCCGCATTCGGCCCTCCCGTTGACTGCATCACCATCTTTAAATAAGGCGTGCTATCCCGGTTCGCGCTAATCACACAATTCGGATGCGCCTTAATCCATATCGGAATTTGCTGGATATTCTTCTGCTCTATCTTTCGTATCGCCTTCTTTATCTTGTCGCGCTCCTCGTTATCCTTCTCCCACACGTCGTCCTCCTTTATATACAACGTCTCGCGCTTCAAGTCACTGCAATGGATCGGCCGCTTGCACGCATCCATGTCTTTTAGCCCATTGATGAAAATACGCGACATCCCATTTGAATAACCCAACTTCCCTGTTTCCTCCAAGTCACTCAATTGCAAGTGCAACGAATCCACAAAGTCCACCATATTCACCGCATCTTTACACGTCTCGTTTAAATACACGTTCAGGTTAAAACGCGTGTTCGTTGTATTAGACGTATTGTTTATAACTGTGTTTCTTCCTTCTTTTGAAATATCAATCAATTGTTTCATTTGCTCCATCAATAAATCCTTGAAATCCTTGTTCTCCTTTAACATCGTTATACACATATCCATCACACTTGCGGTATCCGTCGTTTTAACGACACTTGCGCTCTCTTTCAAATACTTGCAAATCTGTTTATGCCTCCATAATCCACTTGATACTGTATAATGTTTTCCACACGCGCACTCATATTTTTTACCTGTCGTTAATCCGGAGATCACCTCATTTGTATCGTCTTGTTCCCCTTGGTCTAACACTACGTTTAAAACTGTTATCAAATACTCGTTCAACGTAGCGCCCACCTCTTTCGCATACGTCTTTTCTTCCTTGATTGCTTCGCGTTTGTTCGCACAGGCGCACACCATAATTGCGGTCATCTTCCAATATTCCCACCCACCTGTCGCATTAATCGTGGAATATAGCTTGTTCGCATTCGGGGTCATGTGGCATCGCTGCTTGTGGAAATGCTTGCGTTGCGTGAAATTTGTGGTATGGCCTACGTACACGTCTTGTATCAGCGGGTCCGCGCACGTTATTGTATATATTATCGTTTTTGAATAGTCCACCGTTTTGGGCATGCAGTTATATTACATTATAATGATATTTTTTTAAATGTTTACTCTTTGAAATATCTTAAACAACATATCTTATTCATACAATGAAATAAAAATCACTAAATTTTAAGATTGTTTTGTGATTTTATTTTTTTCGCATTTTTGCTAAAAATTATGCTCACGTTTTTTGAAACTTTGCGCGCGTTTTTTTAAATTTATGGTAAGGAAGAGTAAATTGTTGCGGATTCCATACTGGTGGAAGACTTTTTAAAAAAGTACATTTTAAAAATGTGAAAGTTTCCATATATCCCAAAGGCTTTTAAAACAGGCTAAAACACCGGTTTTAAATCATTTTACCGTCCTGTTACAAAAACCCATGCGAATTACACCATATATGCTTTTAGCCTTTTTGTAACTTTACATTTCACTCCACTCATAAAATTATTTGCAAAGATGCAAAAATATTTAAGGCCATAAATATATAATGAATTAAAAGAATTAAAGAATTAAAGATTTTGTTTTATTATATAAGATATGCGCGAAAAACTTTGTGAAAAATATAAAACCGAGAGAGAAGAAATATGTAAAAAACTTATTGATATTATTAATTTGGATTCTCATAATTCATTTTTATTGCATGAGCTAGATTCTGACATTGAAAAGCAAACGACAATCCTAGATATGAAAGAAGAAATCCAAAAGTGTTTCGCATGCTCGGAGATCTCATCATTTAAACCAAACTTTGAATGCAAGCGCCCCTATTTGAATATTGTGCGAGGCATTTTGAGGAAACAGGGATATACATTCATATCAACTGACTTAGATATAAAAATTAATAACTCTTTGAAAAGAACTAAAAAATATATTATATTTAGGGAAATTAATTAATGCCACGTTTTTATTAATTCATTTAGGAAAATAAATAATAGCGTATTTTTATTAAATTATAATATTTATTAATATTATAATGGAACTGGTTGAAAAACTGCCTCTCAAACCTATCAAATGGTTATCCCAATTGACTTATGCAGAATTTGTAGATAGATGTGTAAACAAAACTAAACCCTACACAAAGGAAGAGTGTAAAACTAAATATTCAATTTTGCAGCAATTTTGTAAAACAAATTTAAAAACAGGTGGAATTACAACGCGCATTTATTCTTATTCTACAGGAACATCAGGACGTTTATTTTCCGGAGGCTCATTGCAAGGAATGACATGTAGCATTAGGGGATTATTTTTTCGCAATGGAGTTGGCACTGATATTGATATGTGCAATGCACACCCGGTTATTCTTCGCTATATTTGCAAATTGCACGACATTCCGTGCCCACATTTAGAATATTATATTAATAATCGTGATGAATGTATGAGTAAATTTTCAACAAGAGAAATTGGGAAAGATGCTTATTTAACTGCATTAAATAAAGATACACAAAACCGCGCAAAGGGTTTACCCAAAGAATTTAAAAGTTATGATTGTGAAATAAAACAAATCCAAAAAAAACTTGTTTTAATTAAAGATTATGCGGAGTTAGTTTGGTCAGTGCCTGAAACTAAACCATATAATAAGTTGGGTTCCGCAATTAACCGAATTATGTGTTTTTATGAAAATATTATTTTACAACATGTTATCCATATTGTTAATGAGCGTTGCATTGAAATCGCCATACTTATGTTTGATGGTTTAATGGTGTATGGTAATTATTATAAAGATAAAAGTTTATTAGTAGAGATATCACAATATGTTGAAAAACAAATGAATGGTTTGCAAATGAAATGGGCATATAAAGAGCATAATAATACACTTGAAGTTCCAAATGATTTTATAGAAAATAATAATATTAATAATGCGCGAGACAAGTCTTTTGAATGTGTTGCAAATGAATTTGAAAAAACACATTTGAAAATTATTAATAAATCATTATACATTAAACACGACGAACACAACATCATATTTCTTACTCAAGGGCAATTAAAAATGTCATATTCACATTTATCATATGAAGTTCCGAATTATAATGAGCAGGGGGAACTTACTGGATATAATGCACTGCCATTTATAAATAAATGGTCGGGGTTTACTCACAATATTAGACGCAAAGATGATGTTGATATTTATCCTAATAGCATAGATTGCCCTGACAATATTTTTAATTTGTGGACCCCATTTGCAATGGATGTATTAAATACACCATTCGCTTATAAGCAGATAGAATTAGATTTTATACTGAACCATATTAAGATTTTATGCAATAATGATGTTAATGTATGTGACTATTTTATTAAATGGATTGCGCAAATGATACAATACCCTCATGTTAAAACTATTATGCCCACATTTATTAGCAGCGAAGGTGCTGGCAAGGGGACTTTATTTAAATTATTTGAAAAAATGTTAGGATATGAAAAAGTCTTTGAAACCACTAATCCGTGTCGCGATGTATGGGGGGATTTTAATGGAATGATGTGTAATTGTTT